TTCAAATTTTTCAATTAAATCTACAATGGTTTTTTCCATTGCAATTTTTACAATAGGAGTGAAATTTTCAAATAATAATGAATGAGCTTGACATCCTATTTCAGGATGAAATGGTCTTTCAAAATTTCTAGTTAATACTAAGTTTTTAACCGAATTTTTTACAGCTTCAACATCAAACTTTTTATTAATGTCTGAGGTGAAATCATTACGAGAAAATCCTAAATCAAGGTCTATAAATCTTCTAACTTTTCTATTAATTACTAAAGGATTGTTGGTGATTTTATCACTTTCACTTTTAACCGCAGGTATAGAAGTATTTGTAGCAGGCGAATTAATTACAAGTTTGCCTACTAATGTTACCGAAGGTGCGGTTGCTTTTACAACACCATTGTATGTTCTTAGTTGTATTGTGGAAACCTTAGTGCCAAAAAATGTCTTAGCAACAGTTCTATAAACTTCACCTATATTATTATTAATTGTAAAGTTTAAAGTAGTTTTATTGTCAATAAAATCTCCAGCCACAGATGTACCTATTTCAGTTAAATTCAAAATAGCGCCATTGGGTATAGAAGTTGTATTGATTGTGTATTTAATGGTATCGTTATTAGTAGCAGATGTTTTACTAACTGTAATAGCGTACGTAGCATTAACTGTTGAAGAAACCAATTCTACAGTATAAGTTGCTTGTATTGTCCCTGTGTAACCACCGGTTCTAAGCTGTAATGTGCTTGTTTTGGAACCTGTCAATGTAGGAGAAACAATTCTGCTTAGAGAAGCTATACCGCCTCTAACAACCGCTTTTAAATTGTTGCCATTATCTATAAAATCTGAACCAGTAGCAGTTCCTGATTCAGTAAAAAATAATACTGCACCATCTGGAACATTTGTGACCCTTACTCCATAATTAATTACTTGCCCATTTGATACTTTAACCGCATCTGCGCCAAAAGTGAAAACCGGATCTGGAAAAAATAATGTATTTGTGGAACCATCAAAAAGTGATTCGTTTTGAAAAAATAATGCTGTTCCCACAGTTTTACTGAGTGCTAATTTTTTAGCATTATTTCTTATGTAAGACCTGGCTACACCATTATTTAATTCTAGATTTATTTCAGCTAAAGAAGCCAGAACTCCCGCTACTTGTGGGCAAGAAAAACTTGTACCCGTTACACTTGTAATTTGATCTGAGTTCATACCTCTTGGATCAGGTAACCAAAATACATCAGATGCATTAGTAGCTGCTGTGGCAGTTATAATATCGGTACCTGGAGCATAAACGTCTATAGCAGAACCTTTAGCACTGGATGGGTATGGATATCTAGTTTGTTGTAAATTACCAACTAAAATAGGGCCATCTGAATTGTATTCAGATCGATTGATATAGAAAGTTTCTCCATTTATCACTACTCTGTTATTGTAATCTATACCTCCAGGTGCATCTAGTTTTCTATAATTGTTAGCAGCAGATTTTACTACAACTATACCTGCATTGATACAATCTTCAATATCAGCATTTTCTGCGGTATTATTATCTGATACCCAAACATAATTGTCTGTACCATCATAAAATACACCATAAAATCCTAAATCTATTAAATTTACAGTTCCATTGCTAAAAGAATTTCTGATAGTATCCCAATTCCAAGGCCCAACATAATTTTTTCCCCTGAATGTAATAACAGATGGAGTACCATTAGGACCACCTGTATTTAATTGAGTGATAGTTTTCTTTAAAAAAGAATTAGTACTAGATGTTATAATTGTTGGATTTTTATATCCCGTATTTACATTTATAGGTTTATTTAAATGAAATGCTAGAGCATACTTGTAACTATCGGCGCCTTTTTGATAGATATTAACATCTTTGGCCCACCCTTGCGTATTACCTGCAGCTATAGCTGCACACATGGTGGCATGATCGCCTAAAGGGGCGGGATATGTATGATTTGAAACCGGCCCTCCAGTTACTATAGGATCAAGCTGACCCCAGTTATAAGATACAAATCTATAACCTCCGGTACCAGAAACATTTACTGCAAATTCTGCATGATTAGTTTTAAGCTCTGCATCGTCGACAATTAAATCTACGTTTTTACCAGAAAGTTTTCTACTAATAGTTGCAGTCTTAGTATCATAAAAACCAGTTGAATTTTTGGTTTCAAACTCAGTAACTGCTGTACCTATGGTAGAAAAGTATAACCCCCAGTTTTTATCTGTATTCTGTTTTTTGCCAGGATTAGGGTTAAAGGTACTAGTTTGTGTCCAGGAGTTTACTTTAATTACACCTTTTTCCTCATCTGTTAGATCAACGTCTAAAACCCTAGGATCATTTTTAAGAGTTTGAGCTTCTTCATCCGTCAACAAATACGAAGTATTTCTACTGATAGGCCATCTATGTATTAATTCTACCACTCTATTTGGTATGAAACGATTGCCCCCAGGCGATTCCATATCTTGATATAAACTATCAAGATCCTCTCGTCTACGGACAGTTACTATGTATGGTCTTACTCTTAGTCTCATTGGCCTATCTTGGAAATATATTTATATTTATTATCCTAGATTTACAAACGTATCTCTTGAATAAATTGAATGATTGAATAACGTAGCAATAGACATCGGATTTTTTGTACCTTGTTTATCATAAGCAATATGTATCCATGCTATTCTACCTTTAGATCTTTCCTCATATTCAAGTAATAGTTGTTTATGTGGTATATTTTGCCTAATCCATTTAACTATTTCAAAATAATCAGCCTTATCGTGTTTTAAAAATTGAAGATCAGCCGCCATACCCTTTCCATGATCTGACGATGCCTTTTTATTTCTAAATCCAGATGTTACAATCATATCAGGATATCTACGTTTAATTGGATCCAAACAATTAACAGCTAAATTCTTTAAATTACATACTATATCCTGCGCTCTTAATCCTTCATAGTCACTAACTGCATATGAACTAGCAGCTGTTCTGGTAGACAAAGAACCTAATGTAAAATAGGTTGATAATTTTAGCGAATCGGGGAATACTGTATATGAAGATAATTCAGTGCAATCGCAATCTGTACCAGCAGACGCACCTGAAGAAATTACAGCAACATTACTCGCTTTCGGAACATTGGGTATAATTTCACCAGATGTTAAAAGATTAGAAGCGTGATCTTTTGCTTCTTTTTCTGCTTCATCATATAGGAATGTGGATGTTTCGTTAAGAGGAGTATCCAAAACAGGTATTTGACTTGTATCTGGGGTTTTCTTATTTAATCTTGATATAATTGGTAAGCTAAGCTTAGCTGCGGTTTTAGCTAAACCTGATTTCAATTTAAACATAGCAGTGTCAATACCAACACTTACACCTGAACGTATACTTACTCTTTCTGTAGAATGTAATGTAAGATCTTTATTTGTTCTTACCGCCATTGATTCAGATGCATATACACTCAAATTCTTCGCTTGTAATCTTAGTGATTCCTCTGCTACTATATCTATATTTTGAGAATTAACTAAAGCTGTTTCAGCTACAGCACTTAATGTTCCTGCAGCAGATACTGTTGTATTACCATACCCAAATAATGTTGTGTTACCATCAACATATATTGTAGCATTATCTTTGATAAGTATTTTTGTAGCACCATCAACAGTTAGATTGTGGGAGCCTTTTACATATGTAAAATTGTTTCTATCGAAAACTTCGTAATTTTCACCAACTACTTTTCTAACCATAGTACCATTTACGTCTACTTCAATAAATGTACCACTTGTATGATATACGTGTAATCTTTCCTTGCCTGGAGAACTATCTATTTCTATAACATGACCAGCTTCAGTTTCAATAACTTGGTTAAACGGATAAGCGCCCGCAAAGGTTGAAGGTGGTTGATCCCAATCCTCACCTCCCGCAGTTTGTATTTTTACTGTTCTTTTATTTTCTTTTTTATTAAAAATCGAATGAGTTTTATCACCAGTGGCTAATTTATTAACATCTGTTCTGTTAGCATATTCACCTCTAGGGTAAACCTTATTAGGATCCTCAAATCCTTTTCTAAAAGATAAAGAAGGATCATTCAAAGGACCTGTTGGAACTTCTGCTTCGTTATCCGGATGAGGAGGAACATAGCTTTCTCTGTTAGGGATACTACTCTGCTCCTTGGGAGCTAATCCTTCCCCACCTAAACCTTTACTAATAAATTCATAATATGTTTTTCCTCTGACACCATTGCCATCTTTAACATCAAATTTATCAGCATTACCTGCACCTAGTAAATGAGAAGTAGCCAATAAACCGGCGACATGAGCAGGATCATCTGATGCAGTTACTTTTCCTAGCCTTTTTAAGGTGTTATAATTTTTTTCCATTAATTGGAACATAGCTATTTCTTGAGCTTCACCGCTATTTAAAAATGCAGTTTTAGAATTGATGCCTAATTTATTTGTCCATACATTTGGATCATCTAAATCTGAATTTTTTATCTTTTTAGGATCACTTACCTTTACATACCCTAAATCATAAAGTGCTGCTGCACCAAATTGATATTTACCTATGTAACCAAATTTATTATTTTCTGCAGTATAATTTTGAGCACCATTCACAAAAGAACTAGACTCCTTTTCTGCAATTAAGTTCATAACAGTTTTTAATTGATCTACAGACAATGGAGGCAGAGTTTTAGATATTTCTGGATAGGTTGTAGAATTAGTCTGTGAACCTTCTACTCGTATAGGTTCTCCAAATGAATCTCTTACAGTATTACCAGAAGAATCTTTTAAATAATTCCCAGTTTCTGCTTTATCATACTTAGAAGCTTTTTTAAGTTGAACCTTTTTCTCATATAAAGGATTTTCTTTGTTGAACGCTCCTATGGTTCCTATGAACATAGGTTGTTGCATATCCTTGCCATCTAAGAACCAACCTACTACCCAAGACCCCTCTACAGGTCCTATAGGTGTAGAACCAATACCTGATGTAGCAGCCGAGGTAATTGGCTGCAAAGGAACTGCCCAGGGTAAATCCCTAGTATCTAAAACATTTTGATCTTGAGTATGATATCCAAAGATTCTTATTTTACAACGACCTAATTGTAAAGGATCATACCTATCCTCGACTACCCCTACCCACCAAATTAAACCTTCTTTACTATATAAATTCATAGCAACACTCTATTAGAATCTTTTACCAACTCCATTGCCATATAATGTCTCAACGGAGTAAATTTATGTGTTATACATGTTATAAGATAATCCCCAGAATAACTTGTATCCACAAAGTTTTTACTTATGTCCTCTTCTGATCTAGGACCTATATCTGGAATATAAAGAGATACTTTATTGCCTGCTTCGACATCTGTTCTACCTGGCACGATAATGTTTACTCTAAAATTGGATAATTCTACTATATTAGAATTTCTATTACCATATATCTGAGGAACCTTTTCATTTACATTGTCTATAACATTAGTAAATAAATTCGGATATATTGGATACAAATGAATGTTGGTGTTTGCATTTCTTAATGTATAATCCGAAAACAAAGGCACAGGATTTACAAAGTTACTATGCTTGTAGTCCCTAAATTTTTCTACATGATCATATACATAATGTTCAAATTTCTTATTGAACATATTTAATGATAGCATATTACTTGCTAGATATCCTAAATCAAAATTTCTAAAGTAATCAGATTGATTTGGTATTTCAATGTTTTCTATTAAAAACATTTTATTTAGGGTATCTGTTGTATCCTTAGTATTTGGAATAGAATACGAATATGTACCAATATTAATGTTATTATCTAATTCAAATAAAGTTTCTACACTACCATAATAAAAACCATGAGTAGTTTCCCAGAATAAAAAATTACAGGCTTTGCCTGATTTAGGTATGGATTTTGAACATAACCAATTGATACATTTAAAGGGTGTCCATCCTGGACTTACAAATTTTACAGAATTTTCTGTTTGAGTTAATACATTTAAATTAAGTTGTTCACCTGTCATTTCGACAGATAATTCTTTATCTGTTCTAGATACCGTAAAATTTTTTAAACTTTTAAGATAATCCTCATATAATTTAGTCACAACAATATCTATTCTACCCTCGAAAGCATTAAACAAGGGAGTTAGTGAGTCAAGTAAGGCTTCTGTTGAACAAAATTTTAAAACATATATCTGAGTATTTTGATCTTTAATAATGGTTCTATTATGTACAGCATATATTCTAAAAATTCTATCTATTCTTTGATCTATGGAGGGTGTTTTAATTTTAACGATTAAATATTCCTCACCTACAATAGGCATTCGTCTAATTATATTACCACTATCAGATATTGTAATCTCTCCATTCAAAAAGTTAGAAAACATATCCTCAGTAATAGTCATTTCAACTAGATAGTCAAGTAAACTTATTACAGCACCTGTAGATGAATGTAATAAAAGTTCTTGTAAATCTACATCACCTGCAAATTCTAATTCTGAATGTACACTCATTTAGTTATTAAAGTCTCAAATGTATCAACAATAGAACTTACTACTTCTGGTTTAAGGATTTTAATTTTACGTTTTTGTTCATTGAGAAAAGTTTCTCTTTGATAGTTTGTGATATAAACAGAATTTACTGCAGGTGGTGCATGATTTGCTGGTAGTTGTACTGGATCATTAGGTCCACCTAAAACCAATCTACCAGTAATACCTGGGGCTAAATTTAGCAAAACGAAAGTTGATGCTATTGCAAACCCTTGTAAATTTTCTACTCTATTAATATCATTTAAACTACCTGGACCATATTTACCTTCGATATACCTGACTAATTCATACTCAGTTAATGGCCATTCAAATCTAGGATCTATAATATCATTGTAAGATAATATTATCCAATGCAGCCCAGGATCACCGTAAAATTTAGAAGCAACTATTTCTGGTGTTTCACCTTCTTGTATATCATAAAGATCATAGAAAGCATTATTTTCTTTCAATTCATCAGTAATTTTTACTCTTCTAAAGATATCAGGTACAAGTTGACCCGTCTCTCTGTCATCCAGAGTATAAAGTAACTTAGGAAATTTTTCGAAATACTTAGTTGCCATTTTTGATAGTTTGCTTAGTCATAAGTTCTAACTCTCTGAATGTTAAATTCAAAGTTATTTCTGTAGGCGCTCCATCTTCAAAAGTTGCAAATTGTTCTCCGCCATATTCTACAGACATATCTGTTAGGGCACATTCACTTATTCTATTGAAATAGTTATTGACTTTATTTCTATAATAATATACTATTTCAAATTCTGATGGATAAATGTAAAAAAACTTATTATCCGATAATTCCGGGTGCATATGGAATTTAAACAATTTAACTATGTTTTGAACTTGTTCTGTTTCTTTTTGATTTTTAGGGAAAAATCTATATCTAAAATTAAAAGTTCTATAATCAACAGATTCAAAAAGAACTTCCCTAAAAGGATTAGTCTTAACTCTTGCAGATGCACCAATTAAATCTGATAATTTGGATCCTACTCCTGGTATTAACGAAGGTATTCTAGCCACTTCAGCCGCTAGGCGAGTAAAAGCTTCCCCTCCAAATTGTAACCCTGACTCTATAGATTTAGTGGCGGAACCAATACCTGCTAAAAATCCAGTTAAAGCACCAAGCTCTTTGTCTTGATAATTAACACCATATTTTACTGATGGTCTTTCTTCTATATGTAATGTGATAACTTCTTTAAGTCTACGTTTAGTATCTGGGCGCAAAAGAGGCGTTTTTTGTGCTGCCGCTAAAATTCCTGAAGTTAAAGCGCCAGCTCCAAGTATGGCTCCAGCTTGTCCAAGTGTAGTATTTTGTTTTATTTTATTGCCTAATGCCAAAGCAGCTGCAGCCAAAGCTGTTGTAGCCGCTGGAATTCCGACTAATGCTGTACCAGCCTGTTCTTCAGTAAGTCTGGTATTGGATGCTCCTGATCCTATTGAGGATGTAGATTTAAAATCACTATTAAACTTTTCCCACAAAGATGTATCAGATTTTCCTCTTGCACTTACAAAAAAAGCAACATAATGCTGCAGATCAGGGTCTCTACCTAACCCCTCTGGATAACTAAATGTCTCTACATCAAAATTTCCTCGATTGAAATATTCATTATTTCTCAATGAATTATACTGAGAATTCTTTCGAAGGGAATCTACGTAGTCGGTCGGAGTAGTTTTCGATGACATTTTCTTAATAAATATTATGGATTAATTATTTATACCTATATGTACACCAAAACCTATAAAGGCAAATACCGAGTAAATGCTCCTGAGAAATACAGAGGGGACATACATAATGTAATCTATAGGTCTCTCTGGGAACTAAGATTTATGAAATGGTGTGATTTTAATCCCTCAGTATTAGAATGGGGGTCGGAAATTGTCATTATACCATACATATCCCCTGTTGATAGAAAATATCATAGATATTTTGTAGATTTTTTTATTAAGGTCAAAAATAAAAATAATGAGATTACAAAATATCTAGTAGAAATTAAACCGGAAAAATTTACTAAACCTCCAGAAATACCAAAGAAAAAAACCAAAAAGTTTATAGATGAGGTATTTCAATACAGCGTAAATGAAGCCAAATGGAAAGCAGCTTTTGAATTTTGTGAAGATCGCAAGATGAAATTTATTATACTTACAGAAAAAGACTTAGGACTCAAGAATGGCTAATGTTTTTGATACCATAAGATTAAAAAAAGGCGACCAGGAAAAGTCCTACAAATGGTACAAAGACGAAATATCTAAATTAGAGAATTTGTCTGGTAGGAATCTTTTAGCTACAAGGAAAGGTTTAGTAAGTAATATTGTACTGGGTAATATGTATTTGTTTTTGTATGACCCGAAGCATAAAGAGACATTACCTTACTATGATAAACTTCCTTTAGTGTTACCCTTTAATTTTGCACCAGGTGGATTCCTGGGAATTAATCTACATTATCTTCCCTATCTTATGAGATTTAAAATTCTAGGGGCTTTAACAGATTACGTGGTAAACAGTAAAAATTCTGATAAAACTAAAGTACAAGTATCTTGGAATATTTTATCAACAGCTGCTAAATTTGAACCAGTTAAAGCATGTGTTAAACATTACCTATCAGATCACGTGCAAACTAGATTTTTAAGAATTAACTATCAAGATTGGGTAACTGCTTCACAACTACCTATAGAACAGTTTGTTAAGGCATCTAAAACTAAAGTTTGGAACGATTCCAGAAAGAAATATATGTAAATGGCAAATTTTTCTCTTAATGATTTTAAATCAGAGGTATTTAGAAGTGGTTTAGCAAGACCTAATCGTTTTGAAGTAGAAATACTGCCGCCTTTAGGTATACAAAATAATTTTGTTGGTTTAAGGCCTATTTCTAATAGAGTTAGTTTGTTTTGTGAAATGTCTTCTATTCCTTCTTTAACTGTTTTAGTGAAACCTCAGACTTTGTATGGCCCTAAAATACCTAGACCATTTGGTATAGAATATGGTGGAGAAGCTTTAACTATGACATTTATTATAGATCAAAAAATGGACGTAAAAGTATTTTTTGACAATTGGATAAAGAAAATAGTTAGTCCAACAACCTACAATGTTAGTTATTATAGAGATTACGTTTCGAATCTAGGTATTACACAGTTAAATGAATTAGATCAACCTGTTTATAAAATAGTATTAGAGGATGCCTTTCCTAGATCCTTGAATATGCTTGAATTAAATATGGGAGCACAAAATCAAGTGCATAAACTAAATGTGACATTTGCTTACAGAAGGTATTTGTCATTTCAAGAAGTACGATAATGATAAGGAGTAGTTATGGCTTTGCCTACTATGGAAGTTCCATCCTATGAATTGATTTTACCATCAACAAAAAAGAAAGTAAAGTATAGGCCGTTTTTAGTTAAAGAATATAAAATTTTACTAACAGCATTAGAAGCTGATAGTGAAGAAATAGCTAGAATAGTTATTGATCTAGTAGATTCATGTACATTCAAAAAATTAAAGATGGATAAGTTGGCTCATTTTGATATAGAATATCTTTTCTTACAAATTAGAGCTAAGTCAGTAGGTGAAATTGCTAATTTAGTTATTAATTGTGATTGCGGCGCTAAACTTAACTATGATTTAGATTTAACTAAAATAGTTATTGAAAATAACGATAAGGCTAGTAACAAAATAATAGTTAGTAATAATTTAGGGATTACATTAAGGTATCCTAAATTTGATGAGTTAGTAAATCTATATGATAATCTTAAAACTGAAAATATTTTTGATAAAATAGCTAGTTGTGTAGAATCTGTTTATACTGATGAGGAAGTTTTTAATAGAGATAGTTTTACAGAGCAAGAATTAAAAGATTTTCTAAGTAATTTCACTAAAGTGCAATTTAGTAAGTTAGAAGAATTTTTCGAGTATATGCCAAAGGTCGTACAACATATAGAAAAGACATGTGATTCCTGCGGTAAGGAACATAGAATGAAATTGGAGGGCCTTGAAAATTTTTTCGTCTAACTCTTTCTCATGATAATCTTGTAAACTATTATCAATTAAATTTTTCATTAATGCAGTATCACAAATATTCATTAACTGAATTAGAAAATATGTTGCCGTGGGAAAGAGAAATATATGTTAGTATGTTGATTAATTATATTAAAGAAGAAAATGAAAAAATTAAAATGAAAAACCAAGGATAACAAATGGCATTACCTACACCTCGTCCTTTGACAGATACTAATAGTATTAATAATCTAATAGATAGATTAGATAGTTTTACTGTTAGATTGGAAAAACTCGGTAAACAGATAACTGGAAAAAGAGACGAAGATAAGAAAGAGGAAAAGGATGATAATTTTGGCACAGGAAAAGACTTTGCCAAAGGTTTTGCCACAGGTTTACTAGGCCCCTTAAATCTTTTATTCAGTCCATTTAGTACGGAAAAAAAGAAAACTGAAAATAAAAAAGAAGAAAAGCAGGACACTGAGGAAACGGCTACTATAGCAAGGATGAGTGAGAGAGAAAATATACTAACCTCTACAGTAGTAGAATTATCTAAGGGTAATATATTTCAAGAAAAAATGTTAGAAGAACTAACAGTTATAAGAAAATTAACTGAAGGTAGTTTAGAATTTAACAAAAAATCTTTTAAATATGTGGATCCTGTAGCAAAAACTATTGTTTCAAGAAACATTGCTAAAGCGAGAGAAGAAGATATTGTAATTGGTGAGGATGGAAAAGCCAAAGTGCTAAAGAAGGTATCACCTATACCAAATCCAATGGCTCCAACTGGTTTAGATCCAAGTGATACTTCTAAAAAGGAAGCAGAAAAAGCCGAGGATAGGGAATTATTGGCAGATGCTATAGCTAAAAAATTAGCAGACATTTTAGGTAATAGATCACCTGTTCCATCAGTTGATATAGATGTGGATAGAAGAAAAGGTCCTAAAACTGTACCTGTTCCCACTGATATCCCTGATGCTGATAGAAAACCAACCGGACCAGGTGAACCAAAACAACCTAGACCAACTGGCGGTGGCGGTGGAACACCATCTAAGACCCCTGGAAGAATAGGAAAGGCCTTATTTGGTTTAGACGCAATTTTGTCTGCTTGGGAAGTAGCTCAGATTGAAAAAGAAAAAGAAGAAGGAAAAATAGATAAGAAAACTGCTAATGAAAAACAAGCAGGCATTGTAGGAGGTCTTGCTGGCGCAGGTGCTGGAGCAGCTATTGGCGCTGGTTTTGGTGCAGCATTTGGAGGAGTTGGTGCTATACCTGGCGCTATTATAGGGGGCGTAATCGGTGGATTAGGTGGTAAGTTTGGGTCTGAAAAATTAGCTAATGTTGTTCAAAATTCAAGTGTATATGAAAATAATAAAGTACAAACTGCAGGGAAAGATACTAAAGGCGCTAGCCTTATGCAAGAGTCTATAATGAAGGAAAATTTAATTAGAACTCCTGGATTACAAATGCCGGGTTTGATACCACCTATTAATAATACTAGTATTATAACTAATAATAATCAAGAATTAGTCCCTGTTAGAGTAGTACCTAGATCAACGGATGCTGCAATAATACGAAAACTTGATAACCTACATGACTATAGATAAAAAGGGGAGCTTAGCTCCCCTTTTTTACTTCTTAGCTGGCTCTGCAGGTTTCTTTGCATCGTCAACTGGTTTACCATCCTTGCCAACAGGTTTAACTTTTGGCTTATCCCCTTCTTTCTTTTCTTCTTTCTTAGCATCTGCCTTAGGAGCTTCTGCTTTAGGGGCATCCTTTTTAGGTTCTTCTTTTTTTGCTGCTTCAGCTGCAATGGCTCCGTGTGCCATTGCCAATGAAGCTAATACTGCAATAAAATATTTCATGTTAGTCCTCGTTTGCTAGTTTAGAAAAATACGACAATGATTCCTCATCATCATCAAAATCTACGTCCTTAGGAGGTGCTTTTTGTGCAACAGGTTTAGATACGACCTGTGCCTTTGGCGTTGAATGTGCTAAGGGGTCATCTAGATCAACACTTTCAGCATTACGTGTTGGTGCTGCTCCAGATAAAACCATTTGCAATTTCTTCTTAAGTTCGTCATAACTCTTGAAATGCTTAGGATCCAAGAATTGGGTCAAAGAATGTTGCGTCCCCCAGATTCGCTCAATATGAAGATCATCCTCGGCAACAGGGCTCGGAGAATCAAACTCTGATTTATCGTAATTACGATATCCTTCAACATTGCGGATTTTTAATTTGAAGTTTGCTCCCTCCCAGAAGTCGAAAGGATTAATAGGTTTCTCGTCTTCGAATTGAGGCTCAGCGACATCTTTGATTTTGTCAAAAATTTTCTTACCATACTTGAATAAAAATACCTTGCCCTCATTCTCAGGGCGACCAGGATCTTTAACAACAAGAATGTTAGAAATATACGTCAATTTACGTTTCTGTTTCCTTGCAATTTCTTTATTTGCTTCAGAACCAGAATTCCATAATTCAGTGTTTAGTTCAGATACAGGATCCGTTTGACCAATTGTAGTCAGCGAATTTTCAATATACCATTTACCGCTCGGTCCCTGAAATCCATGATTCCAAATACGAACCCATGGAAGTTCTTCACCTTTAGGTGGGGGAAGTAAGCGAATAACAGCATAACCATTACCAGCCTTATCGACTTCTGGTTGCCAGAAACGATCGTCTGTTTTAGATTCTGCTTGGGGATTAGCGATCTTTTCGACCTCTTTCATTAGAGTATCGAAACCGCCTCGAGATTTGCGTAGATCAGCAAGTGAAGTGAATGCCATTGTGTTTCTCCGTATATGCGTAGTATAAAATTGTATTAACGTCGTTTGATTTTTCCGTTTGTATAAGCATAATCATACAACTCCTCAAAATCATCTTCTACTTCTACATCAACTTTTTTAGTCGATGCAATATTATATATTATTTTCTTATGCTTGTCAAGCTTAGATTTATTCTTTTTTATTTTATGAATCTTAAATTCATTATCAAAAGAATCATTGTAACTTTTTGTCTTACTCATTTTATAAAACTAACTACTCCTCGTTATTGTCATGCACAACCAAAAAAGGCCATTGACTCACTCGTTTGGTCATATCCATTTGATTGTGCGCTAGTTTAACTAAATACCTTTGTGTATCTTTTAAAGATTCGGCTAGTTGATCGAAGTTATTTATTAGTATTGATAATTGATTTTCAATATTTTTAATCTTCTCTTCAGTCAGATCTAAATCTTTCTCTGAAAATTCCTTCATATTTTTCCTTTTCTATTACAAGAAACGGTTTATATTTCTTAATAAGTCTAGATATATCAGGCCATATAATGGTATCATCAATTTCTGTATCAAATTTATTACATATATTATACAACTTTTCTAATATTACTAGTGTTTCAATACTAATACTTTTTCTAAGGTATGCTTTTATTATATATGGATGTTCGCCTTTAGAGCAATCAAAAAGTTTATCTTTTTCTATATTTGCCTGTTCTAATTCATATTCGAGTGTATTCAAATCCTTTGTAAAATTATATAAAAGCCCTTCTGTTCTTTTTTTCCAAAGTTGATAAGTTTCTTTCGCTCCAATATCAAATACACCACCCCATCTATCGCCAGACACAAAATTGGCAACTAAAAAATTTACCACTTCCTTGTCTGAATACGTTTTGGCTACCTTATTGATAGCAAATAAATCTTTTCTTTTAGCAAATGCTTGCCTTGAAGCTCTTACTCTTCCCTTTTGTTCTATAACATCATATTTGTCTGTAGTAAAATGTAACTTCAAAGCCATGTAATATTTGTATACTTCAAATGCTTCCATTATCATATAGGTAACTTAGCTGTCCTTCTCAAATAATTTTGTTCTTCTGCTTCAATTTGAATTTTGTCTTTTAAAGACTTATTTACTAATTTAGAAATTGCTTCAATATCAATATCTATTTCTGTACAATACTGAATTACTGCTTCCATATATCCTATTCTATTTTTCTGTACTACTTCTTCTATGTAAAGCGAAAATTCGTTAGGTGATCTAAATTTTTTAGTAATTAAAATTGAATCATTAATTTCTTGTATGTTATCCATTCTTTTTTTCCGGAAAAAGTACTACGTCCATAAAATTTTTAAATAACTCCTTATCTATTCCTAAGGAGTGCATCATAGCTGGGGTTTTATCATTTTGTTTTTGATAATGACAATACCTATTATGCTCATCGACAAAATTAAAAATCTTACTACGGTCTAATCCAACTGAAGATAGATACGTGAAAAGATTTTGGAAATAAATTACGTTGATATTTTTAAATTCTTCTACTCCTACATTACCTGCTGCTATCATACTATCCGAAAAGATCGGTTTACACCAATCAGGCAAACTTCTTGGTTTTGATAGTTTTAAAGAAGCAGACTGGGCATCAAAGTAATCACTTAAACTATGATTATCAATTACTTTTGAAAAGTCATGAAACAGTCCTGTAATTTTATTCTGTCCTGCTACAATGTCAAACCCAAAAATTGGTGCTGGATCATTGTAATGAGGAAAAATACAAAAGTGCATGACCCAAATTTTCCTAGTAGCTCTAGCATCTACTATTTCGACATGCGCTCGTCTAATTTTATCAGACTCAAATACATAATTTTTCCAGTCAAAATCGTACTTAGAATGATCAATAAAAAATTTATCATCTTTGGGAGTACATACACTATTCAAAACTAATAAAGTATTTTTTTGTACTTCCTCAGCTATATCCCAAATATTGTAATTCAATTAAAATCCTTAATAATATCTATATTAAAATCAAATGCCACATTTGCCTCATCTGCTAATTCTGGCCCACATCTTCTTCGCATTTCAACAATCAATCCTGGTACGTTACTAAATTCATACATTCTACCCGCACCTGGAACTAACTTCTTAAGTTGCTGTCCTCCAAACAAATCACCCATGTGTCTAACATAGATGTGTGCAAGTAATTTTTTATCATTATCCGATATACTAACTATATAATCTAAATATTTTTTAGTAGAAGGATTAATAATATTTTTATAATTTCTAGCACCAACTAATTCTATGAAATCTTTAAGAACAGGCATATGTCGCATCATATCTTCTATGCCTTTAAATAGTTTTTCACCTGATTTCTCTAATTGATAATATACATGATATAATTGATACAAATAGTCTGTATATTTTTCCTTATCTACGTTATTATCAAAAATGCTTTTGATAAAAGGCTGTGATTCTGCAATCATATGCCTTTCTTTAGTCAATTCTTTTAAAGTACTCATTTAAATAATATCAATGCCATAATAGTTGCGTGAATAATAAAACCAAAACCTATAGTAACAATATTTAACATATCTTTAATTATTGTTGCCTTAACGAACAGCATAGCTAGACCTGCCCAAGTAAATAATACTAAATCTATAGACGGCATCTTTTCAGTAAGCCCGGACATGACTGCTAACATAGTAGGTATTGTTGCTGCATGTATAATTATAACAGCTATCCAAGAAATAGTCTCAGCCGTAGCAGCAGTTAATTTAGTTTTACAAAATTCAGTTATACTATTTAAATCTATAGTTGGGACAGTAATTTTAGATGCTTTGAGTTTATCTGTAATTTTCATTTAGTTTACTTGTAGAAAATGTGATTGCCTATTTTTGCTACTTTCTCTTTTTTCCAACCAGGTGAAACATAAGTTGCATGATAATACATAGCTTCTTTCAATATTTCTAATCTAAATCCCTCCAATAAAACCTTCTTTGCCACTGCCATACATTCATTGTAAGCCTCAGGGTGCATAGGTTTAAACCTACTTCCTGTTTCGCAATACCAACTAAATTGGCATACGACTTTTTCCATAAAAACATTCTTTTGATATATCACTTTACAAATATCAGAAGGAAAAATATTAGATTCTGCTCTGTTTATAGTTACTTGTGCAACTGCTACTTTTCCTTCAAAAGGTTCTTTAGCAGCCTCGAAATAAATGTTCCTAGCTAAACACTCAAGTTGTTGTTCTCGCTTTTCAAGAGTTAAATTACTAAATACCGTAGGCTTGGACGACTCTTGTTTTAATGAATTAAATTTATGATCGATAATTTTAATTAGTATATTACCGACTAAAACCGCAGCTAGGCATACTAAAAAATATTTCACTAGCTTTTCCATTTGTTCTCCTATGAGAGGGCCTAAGCCCTCATAAGATTACTTCTTAGAAGTTTTTTCTTGTATTGTGGTATTTTGTGATACAAACCCATTAAGCGTTTGTGCTTTGGCAATAATATCTGCCTCAGTTGGGTATGCTGGGAATCCAGGGTGTTCTGGGGGATTTTGACCAGCATGTCTAGCATTTTCTACCTTGACCTGCCAATCGTTACTTATAGATTCACGTTTACCAAAATAATCTTGTTCAAGCATATTTTGAGCCATTTTAAGTAGCTCAAGTCTAATTTCAAAAGGTGACATATTACTCATTTTACTTCTCCTTGTGTTTGTGTGTAAAAGGCGATTTTTAAGGTTTCGCCAAAACCTTTGTTTTTAATAAGATAGACGAACACCTACACCGTAGGCCTTTTCCTCGATATCTTGCATAGAACGGCTAACACTAGCACTAACACTAATAGCTTTAGTTACAGGCATACTAACACCTGCAAAAGCTACAGTTTGCTTAGGATTTTTATCGTCCCAATTTACTCGTGTTTTGACTCCACCGAATGCCCAAGCTGGTCCTACTGGTGCGCCAGTGCTAAGACCAACTAATCCATAAGTAAAATCACCATTGACTTTACCGTTAAATCCATTGTCATAACCTACGCCACCAAATACATTCAAACCTTTAATAAGGTCTTTACCTGCAGTTGTTTCAATACTGTTTAACATTCCGCCTTTATCGAAAACTGCTGTACGGACTTGAACACCTAAATTTAAACCCATCATATCCTTTCCAGCAC